ACCTGACCTTATCATTGTACAGGTCTATATAAAAATCCCCATTTTTGGCGAAGCCTGTTCCTGTTCTAAACAACGGCATTTGAACTAGCGTCGACCAGTTAATACACTCAATAACGCCACTTGATACGCTAAGATCAAGACCGGATGAACTGCCAAGCGACACGCCAGCATTTGCTGACGTGCCTGACTGATACCAGATAGCCCCAGTTTTATTGATACTGACGGATGTATTAACCTTAAATTCGGCTACTGGGTTAGCCGTGCCGAAAACGCCAATACCTGGGATACATACGGCAGCAAACCGGCCTAGGGGATTCCTGGCGTCAACCTTGACCAGATGTCGCGGTTGTCGCGTCCACTCCTGCTCAATGAATGTCAGCTTCGACGCCATGAATCAGGTCGCGTCTTCGACGGTGTAGGAACGCAGCTTGACGGTATTTCCGGATGCCGCCAGTGTCTGTCCGGTGCCGTTATTGAGTGCAACCTTGAAATCTCCGACCGGCAGGCGAATGCGGTCGATAATCAAGTAACGGGCGGCCAGCGCCGCATCGTCCAGCGACGCGGAACCGACGAAGTAGTTATCGAGGCATTCGTCCGTCGTTGCGCCGTAGTTTGTACCGTCAAGCTCAGGGACAAGATACAGCGCAACATATGCCCCTGCTGCCCGGTTGCTTGCCTGCGCCGCGATGTAGATTTCCGCCTGCGCGTACAGGTCGCGGGTGCCGGCGGTGTCATTATCCTGCGCAGCCGAAAGCGCCGAAACTGCCGAACCGGCCAGCGAGTTAAGCTCTGTCGTCAGGACGGTAGCAGCGGTTCCGCGTGCGGTGTAATTGGCCGGCATGGCTTAGTACCTGTTCAGGATTTCGCCGATTTCGGAATACGAAGTCGTGCCCGTCCATTTGAGTTTTAGCGCGGTTACGGTGTTTTCCGTAGCGGAATTTCCACCAAGGTACTTCTCGGCATTCGTTGCCTTGCGCGTGCAGGCTTGCAGCACAGCGACGGAATCGGTATTACCCCAAATGTCGGTTACAGCCTTGCGCATCTTGTTGCGGGCAAAATCAATCGGCGCAAACTCAAGTAGCAGCTTCCACGAATCCCGTTTTCCGGCAGACAGTCCGTCAAACTTGGTCACATCGCCAGCCTCGAACAGCAGGCGATTAGTCATGGCCGGCTGCCAGGCGTCGACCGCCGAGGCGGCATTACACCATTCGGCCAGCCAGACATCGTTGCGGATCGCCAGCATGGCGACCACGCCGGCATCGGTTTCGGCGCGGAGGGCTGCGGCGAGGGCTTGGTATTGGGTTTCGGTCATCATGAAAAAGTTCCTGTCAAGTTTTACATCAAAAATCATTACACGTTAGGTAATCTTGAACACGCCGACAGACGCAGTTTGGTCAAGATCTACCACAACGGTTTCTCCGGAAGCCACAACCTGGGATGATCCGTAATCCCAATATCCTGGGATGATGTTCACGGTCTTGTTCACTAGCAAAGCATACCGGAAGGTGAATCCGCCCCCCGAGGCAGTCCAAGTAGCTGGGTCGGCCAGAACAAGAACAAAGTCCGAACCGTTCATACTGGAACTGGTTGTAGAGACGTTGTTCCCGCCGGCTGTGTAACCACCACTAGTCGCCAGATCCGTAGTTCCCGAGACAAAGGTCTTCGAACCCGGCACCGTATTTGTGAGCGCAATAGCCCACTGATCAGTTCCGGAGTTAATACTTTCGGCTAGGTCTTCATTCGCCGCAGGGATTTTCACGTAAGATGCAGTTGGCATTTCAATATCCTTTAATAAGAGAGGCTGGCACGGTTATCCCAAATGTTATCAAACTTGGTGTCCCCATCAGCATATTTCAGATTTATTCCTGAGGTGGTATCCAAACGGCGAATCCTCCAGGAAGGCGCGGACGTAGCTGTACCGGGTTGCGACTCCCCAAAATAGATTAACGTCGAACTCGCCTGATCCCAGATGATTTGATACTGAAGGTCTGAGAACTGTTCGGATACGGAACTCATGCTACTGGCCTATTGCCTGCTTGAGTTTTTCAGCTCGCGCATTGAAGTCGGCGACAGCCTGATCCAGATGCCCGGTACGCGCAGCAACGTCAGCTTCTCGGATGACTAGCGTCGACTCACGCTTTTCCAGATCCTTCAGCTTCTCGCTAAGTTCCTTGCGCAGGGTACTGACTTCGGATTTAGCAATAGTCAGTTCACTTTCACGCCCGGCCACCTCCGCCAATCGCCCATTGAGTTCAGACAACTTTCCCTCAGCAACACGCTGGGCTTCGGTCAGAATTTCTTCTGCCTTCGCCTCAGCCGCTGCCAGGGCTTTCTCGGCCTTCGTGTGAAGCTTCTGGATATCGCCGATCTTACCCACGGCTGCGATCATGACATCCAAGCGAGCTTGCTCGTCCTTCATGACCCCCACGGCTTCCTTAAACTTGTCCGGATTTGTGATGATATCCAGAAACTGCTCAACCGATTTCATATCCATCATGCACCACCTTGGATGATAGTGAGAGTGGCCGTACCAGATCCGGAGTTGTTCGTAATACGAATTGCCCGAACTGGTGAGGCGTAGTTACTATCAGCATTGGCCGTCTTGTTGACTAGCACAGTATGCTTGAAAGCGACGGGGGTGACCGCGGGGTCCTGGATGTTATCGAACGTATGCTCGACGTCAGTAGAAAGTGTCCCGCTGATTACCAACCCAAGGCCAACGGAGAAATATGATTGTGCATAGTCCAGGGGAATCCACGGCGACGATCCAGTACCTGTTTTTGATACTACGATGGGGCGCATTTATAGCTCCTTAATAGGGGGCCGAAACCCCCTCAGTTACGTTAAACGCGGCCAGCGATTTCGCAAGCGCAGGTCAGATAGTCGACGTTCAACGGACCCGCAGCAGTCCCGATAGCCATCGTAGGATTGAGCTGGATGGTGCCCAACGGCAGGTTGGCGAGGGTGCCGAGTGCGCCGGCTGCACCAAACGAACCAACACACACACCCCCGTAGTAGACATACAAGGTCGGATTACCACGGCCGTCGTAGTAGAATCCAACGGAGGTTCTGGCCAAGTTGACTGCGACTGCGGGGGAGGGCAAGGTAACAGTGGTGGTCTGACCGGTAGCGGCAGACTTGATGTTGATCTGCCAGGCAGTGCCGGCGGCAGCTTTCGTGAAATACACACCGTCGGTAGGGGCCGTCGGGGCGCCCTTGATTGCACCGATCACGTAGTTCGGGGCGACGGTGTCGGCCGGAAGGACCAGGCCGGCTTCGAACCAGAACTGCAGACCGTTACCGAGGGAGGTCGCTGGATTGAAACTGAAGGCACCGCCGGGCAAGGTATTCGATTGAGTGCCTGAAGTTCCCCAGGTCAGGGCAAGTGCACCTCCGAGGATGGAGGTCGACAGAGCCGAGCCAGAACCAGCACCACCTGCAACTACCGTCCAGTCGCCAGCGGCATACTGGAAGAAATCATTTTGATAAATTGCGAGATTGTTACGATCAGGGACAACGAGATTGCCCATGATACTGCCGGCGCGGTTGTTGGTGACACCAGCGGGAAAACGAGTGGGATTGCCCATTTTGAAACTCCTTACGTTAAACAGTTAACGAGGCTGACCTCGTAAGGGGATAGAACAGGATTACTTCAGCAAGGCTTTCTCGGCTTGGCGGGGGCCTTCACCGGAGTCTTGCCACGCTTGCGCGGTTTCGGAATTGCAGCCATACTGAACTCCTTCATGAACACGGTACAATGGGGTAATGCGAACACACTACCCCATCTACTACTTACGGACCATTCGATCCGTACACAGCGCGCGGATCAACGAACCCGACCGAGTAACGCTCGTAGCCCAGGGCCTTGGCGTTCTTCGTATCGAAGTCATTGTCCTGGTCGAACGAGATACCTTCGCGTTCCAGGAACAGCATGCCCTTGCCCGACTCGACGTTGGTACGAACGAACCAGGCTTGGGGGGAGGTGAAGTAATGATTCAGCTTCACGCCGCCGGGGATAGCACTGGTCGCATTCAACACGTTAATGTCGTTGTTGGAGTTGCCAGGCTGGAGAGCCGACTTCAGGATGCGATTGGCGTTGAACCAGTTCGCCGGAGCCACGTGCAGACTCTTCGGCATCAGGTTGATCAGCAGGCCGCGGTCATCGGTGGCTTGCATGATCTGGATCAGCATGTCTTCCAGAGCAGCTTCGCTCAGGTCGGCATCCACGGCCAGCTTGTTGGAGAACGTACCGCCCGAGGTGTTCGGGTGGGCGGTCGAGCACAGGGCCACACCATCAGCACCCAAGTACGAACCGCTGAAGGCGCGGTTGTAGATGTTCGCGCACACGCGTTCCTTCGTCTGGCGGAAGGCACGGGCGTTGCTGGTGGCGCGAGTCTTGCTCACCTCCATGTAGAGGTTGTCCTTCAGCTCTTCGTGCGTGACGATGTAGCCGAGGGCGTAAGCCAGGTGGACGAAACGAGTCGTCGGACCCTGAGTTTCGGAATCATACTCCGCAGCCTTGCCTTGCGGCTTGACCGGAGCGAGACCAAAGCCCGTGATCTGCACGAACTCTTCGTAAGCCTGCTCGGACGTTTCCACGTCGAACAGGTCCGTGTACTCGGTCACGTGGTCGTTGTAGGTACGACCCCAGAAACCTTTCACCCCAGGCCACAGTGCCTTGGGATGGTTGCTTGTCATAATGACGCCAGCCATGATCTACTCCTTAAACGCCAGCGGTGTTAGAACCGCCAAGCTCGTGTTGGTTGAAGATGACGTAGACCTTGGCATAGGTGCCGGGGGAGGTCAGGTCGTTGTCCGGGCGGCAAGGTGCGCCGACGATCTTCAGCGGAAGAGCCTGGGTCGTGTTGGCAGCAGAGCCTTGAGCGTAGCTCGCGGAGTTGAAGCTTGGGGCAGCCGGGGCGGTAGCCACGAACAGCGGGCAGTTCTTGTTGAACGCGGTCGCTGCGATGGTATCGACCTGGGCTTCAAACACCGTGGTCGGATCATCAGCAACCCACACGAAGTAGGCCTTCGTCTTGGTGGCCGGGATGGAGATAGTACCGAGGGCATCGGGGTCAGCACCGAGCGGGCTGGACGAGCCAGCGTTGCCGGCATTCGCACCGATACCTACGATGACGCCGCGGGAGGTGCCAGAAGTCGTGGCCGCATTGCGCGTACCGACGAGAACAACAGAGGACGCCCCAGAGACAACATCGCCACCAGCCAGGGAAGCAACAACATCCCCGACGAAGTAAGCGTTGGTATCTGTCGACGGAATGTAGTACATAGTAGCTGCACCATTCCAGGGGGCACCATTCAGGCTACGCACGGGGCGCAGGCCGAAGGGAGCGGAAGTATTTGCCATTTAAAACTCCTTCAGGATTTCGTGATTTTGATGTCGCTATAGCGCTTGTCGCCGGAAACTTCTTCCAACGTACCACGCTTGATAGCACGGTCGAACTGGTCAACCTCACTCTGGATCGTTTGCTGATCCTCGTCGTAAAACTCACGCTCAATCTTCATGAGATAGGCGTACTGTGCAGAGCCATCTTCATTCCGCCCGACGAGGCGTTTAACTTGGGAGCCGCTATCTACGGCTTGAACCTCCTTAGGCTCGACGAAGGTATACCCACCTCGTTGTGCCTCCTGGATGCGACCAGCCGAGTCGTTGACCCAATGGAGATGATAGCCTTCCATAGTCATCGGTACTTCAAGCTTGGTCCGGGCGACGCCGAAGGGAACTCGAGATTCACGCTTCGGTCGGTCTGCCTGGGTGCGAACCAGGGGGGTTGTGTTATTCTCTTGGGTCATGCTTGTTCTCCGAAGTAATCGCGAACGTAGGCATCGCGGGAGGGGATGAGTTTCTGCTTCACGAACTTGTCGCAAGCGACTTTTGCATCAGGCGGCAGATCGGCGTAGGTTTTCTTCCCAACACCTTGTCTGTGGTCGCCACTGTTCCCAACTGCAGCAGGTCTCCTACTCCCCTCACTACGGAAGTGCTCCGGAAAGTCCTCTTGCACACGACGCTTCACTTCTTCCAGGAATGGAAGGCCGACCAGGGCAGGTTGCTCCGCCCGCACGATATCTCCGTAGCCATTGGTAATAGCCCGAAGCTTCGTGTTTTCGGTGAACCAGGTATTCTCGGAAACCCACTGGGTCCAGGTGGGATCTGGCTGCTGCGAGGACGGTGCGGAGCCAGGCTTCAGCTGAATCTGCGGCGGGGCATCCCCGAGCTTCTCCAGGCGTTCCTCGATCTCAACTACCAGATCCCCATCATTTTCCCGCAGGGCGGCTTTGCGCGCGTCCTTTAACTCTTTCTTAGCGCGCTCGAACGCCCGCGCCTCGGTCTCTTGGTGAAACTGTGCAAACTGCTGGATCGTCTGCTGCATTTCCAGGAGGGTGTTATCCCTCTTAGTCAGCTCATTCCGCAGCTTATCCAGGTCTTTCCGCAGGAATCCGTTGATCCGCTTTCCTTCTTCAAGGAACTCGTCCGCTGGTTTCCAGCGCTCAACTGGGCCCTCGAATTCATCCGCCGGTCTCCAACCGAACAGTCGTGCTTCTTTCTCAGCTGCGATGACTGCGGGATCGGGGCCGCCGCTAGATCCAGGATCACCCCCTTCCAAGATTTCGTTCAAGTAAAGGTTTGGCATACGGTTCACGATTTCACTCCTTCAAGCACGCCCTTAACATCAAGGTCGTTGATCAAGCGGTAGGTCTTCCCATCCGCCCCTTTTCTCTCGGTTCCGGCGTAGCGTGCGAACACGACTGCATCCCCGACTGCACACCAGGGCTCTCTTTGGTCAGCATACGCAGTGTTGCCAAGCGCAATGACTGTTGCCTCCGTTTGCCCCATCTCTTCGCGGCGATTCTGGCTCGCCGTAGCCATGATGATTCCACCCTTTGAGACCTCTTCAACCTCAAGGGGGAGAACCAACACAACATGCCCAACAGGTCTGATCCCTGCGCTCATGATCCGAGACCTTCCAGGTCCATCAGCTCAAGTTCCGACACCAGGGCATAGGCCCTTGCGCGCCCGATCGCCTCGGAGTTCATCTGGATGGTCTCGTCTGCCGAACCACCAGTAAAGGAACCGTTAAGCCATTCCACTTGAATCTCCTGCGCTCGGAGCCGGAAGCTCTCCCGAAACGCCTGAGTCACTGGGTGGGCTGACCAACTGTTGAATTCCTCCTGTGAGATCTCTTGCTTCTTTACTTCCATTTCCCGACTCCTGACTCATCTTGATGCCATCAAGGATTATCTTAGCCGACCGCAGCAAACCGTCTTGGTGAG